ATTACCTTCAAGGGTAAAGGCTTCTACTCCAACGGAGGGTAAAGCAAAACCCCACCAGCGAACGGACTGATGGGGCTTTGTTGTGCTAAGGAAAAGGGTTAGGAAACCTTAGCCACATCTACTATGTTCTGTACGATCCATTCTACTACAGGTACAGCTACGGCATTACCCATCTGCTTATACCTGGTTGAGTCTGACTGTCCAGCAGTCCAATCATCAGGGAAACCCTGCAATCTTTCACACTCTACTGGAGTTAAGCGGCGCACGTTAGTTGGAGTAGCAATGCCCGATACATTGTTTCCACCCGTACCCATACGTGATGTAAGTGTATTCATTGTGTCTCCTTGAACTCTAGCTCCATCGTGGTAGTGAGGATGAAAGACAATGACTGTCGTTCGCACATCACCATTATCAAATGCGTTCAATGTTGGTACTACCCCCCCGTTATCCACGTTTCGTAATCATCCACATTCTGTGCTCGCCTACTCTTGGTGAACCACAAGGTTTTCACTTCCTCCACCTAGATCACCACCATTGGCACGCAATGTGCCTACTCCTTCTGTGTATCCACCAAAGGATGATGATGTTACAACGACGTTATCTTCTGGTCGTTTGTATGTTGTAGCAGTAAGTGTTGTTACTCCTGGTGTGTACTTGGCGAAGCCTGTCTGACCAAAGCTGCTTGGAGTTTCTCGGGTAGGGTCTTGCCTCTCTTGTTTGCTCTGCGTAAGATCCCTTCGCAAGCCTTCTGACTTAAAGAGTATTTCGGCAACGCTTGAGTCAGGAGTACGTCTGCCAACGACGAAGACTCTACGCCTGCGCTGGGGTACTCCGAAGTGCTGAGCATCAAGCACCCTCCACCCGAGAGAATACCCGAGGTCGGCCATCGTCCCGATGACGACTCCAAAATCTGCGCCGTTGTTACTGGATAGCAAACCAGGGACGTTTTCGATGATGAAGTATTCTGTTTGCGTTTCTTCCACAAGTCTTGCAATCTCCCAGAATAACCCGCTTCGTTCGCCAGCAAGACCAGCTCTTTTGCCAGCAACGCTGAGGTCTTGGCAGGGAAATCCTCCTGTAATAATTCCTGTGCTTGGTGTAAATCCTGCATTTATTAGATCCTTTCCAGTTACTGTAGTTACATCTGTAAATTGTGTAGCGTCAGGAAAATGCTGCGCCAATACCTGGTTGCAGTTCTTATCTATCTCAACCGAGGCTACTACCTTTACTCCTTGTCGTTGCATAGCTAAGTCAAAGCCACCAACGCCTGCAAACAAACTAACACCGGTCAGCATCAGTACCAGCCTCTTCTGTCTGAGTGTTGGAGAGCGCGACACGCACTCCCTCCATAGCGGTGACTAAGGTATCGTAAGCCGTGAAGGACTTGAAGTTCAGGTTGTCCACTACGCTCTCTAAGGAGCTGAGCAATTCCGTAAGCTGTTGATCGCTTGTTGTCTGCGAGGTGGTCAAACCTGCTCTCACGGGTCCAAAGGGTGACAAGACATCTGATTTGTTTTTGATTGTAACCGAGTGCTCGTGCGTAACTGACTGTAAGTGCCTTGTTCTCACGCTTCTCCTCCATTGTAGCCTTCGTCCGTGCTGTCATAATCGGTACGTCCTGCGACATCTGGGACAGAGTTGGCTCGTGTGTGTACGCCCACGCTAAGAACAGTAGTGCCGTCAATACTAATCCAATTTTTCCCTTGCTTTTCATCTTCTATCTTCTCCATTTCGAGCAGTTGCTTATAGGTATCAGGGTATAGATGAGCAAGGCGAACTAACGCCCTGTCTCTTGCACGTCTGTAGTTACGATGATGAGTGGCTTTGCGACTAGCAGTTGCCACCCTTCTTGTGACTTCATCAGTCATTAAGTTTGTCCTCCCACACAATAAGTACATAGACTATCAGCATTACCACTATCAGACCCAATACCAGGCTCATAAGCTCGCTGCCCTTACTATCTCGGTGATGTCTAGCGTCTGCCCTACTAGATGAGCGTCCTCCTCATCACTATCCCACGCAGATACCAGTATGCGTGAGCCTGCTGGTGCGTGAGTGAGCCATTGAATGGCTTGTCCTGCATCAGCCCCGCCCCACGTGTTCTCTCCCTCAGCCTCTACCACTTCATAGAATAGGATCAGTTCTGACTTCGGTGGGTGTATGGTGTACACGTTACTCATTCGCTTCCTTCTTCAAGCTATCTACTAAGACTTTCATTTGGTTGTAGGTGATGACACTCTCTAATCTACCTGCGAGGTACTCAATAGCGTTCTCTCCCCACACCTTCTCTGATAACCTCACAAGGTTATAGACTGTGTACTCTAACTCAACCTCTCTAATCATTATCTTCCTCCTCCAAATTAAACAAGCGCGATAGCGCACTATTGGCTCTCTCTAGGTTCTTGATAGCTCGCGCTATCTCTTCCTGTTGTAAGTCTATCTCAGCCTGATTAAGACATAAGGTTGCCTTAGCCTTTAGATACTCCTCATTCATTTCTTTTCCTCCTCGCTTGGTAAACAAACAACGCACCAGGCGGTGACGTTACCCTCTTTCTCCTTTACCTGCCCCTCAACATCTGCCCACACTATGTCGTCCCGATCTAGTGGGTCGCCACAGATAAAGCACCTGACCGGTAACTCTCCCTCTTCTGCGTAGAATACTGGGTCGTTTAGCTCTGGTTCGTAACTCATTTCATCCCCCAGTTTTCGCATACTTCTTGCACAGCTTCATTCAGAGCTTCAACTAATAGGCTGATTTCCTGATCGCTGAGACTGCTCACCATCTCCTCTGTTACTTCGCTTTTCCAAATTGTCATTTGCTTTCTCCTTTGCAAGCATTACAAACAATGCCCTCACCGATCTTTATTGTGTAACTGGGCAACCTCTCCCCATTACGCAACACAATAAATAAACCATCGTGGGTGTTGCATTTAACACATACTGCTTTTGCTCTCTTACTCATAATCTTTCTCCCTTTTTTATGAAAGATCGCTCTCGCTCTCTCACTCTGCCGCACTTAGCTGCAGACCACCAGGCACCAGCCCGAACCGGTGCCTGATAGTTCGCCTCTACAGTCTGACGCATTCAGTCATTGACCCCCAACACCAGCCGAGAAACTCAGCTTCTGCGGAGCTGACTCCAACCCACCAAAGAGAGGAGGACACCAGCACCAGCAACCAAAGAGCCAAAGTCGCCACGATCCCCAGCACGAACCAACCTAACGGCGTGATGTTCTTCATTTATGCCACTTCCTTCATTCTTTCTATGAGTTCAGGGTTTCCTATTAGGTGGGCGAAGCGTTTGTTCTGGCTTTTGAGTTGCTTGTATTGCTTCTCATAGGTGCGAAAATCTGACACGCTTTTGATCTCTAGCCCCATTTCAGCAATAAAATCATCTAGTGAGTCATAGTCGCTCATTGAGTCGCAGACGAGGCACTCAACGACATCGGCAGGGCGTGGGTCGCGTGTAATGCCTAAGCCCTGATAAAACCAAATGCTCATCGTGCGCTTTTGATAGCGAACCTTCACGCGGTAATGGCGTGCCTTGCTATGTGCCCAGTCTGGGGCGTTGTCGTTCCAGTCTTCGGAGATTGAGGCGGTTATCCCTGCCCCATTCATTAAGCCTTCAAGCGTTGTTGTCATTTTTAACCCTTTCAGTTTCTGATCTCATCAGGTGACGAATTACGCCACGACCCCCGAAGGGGTTTCGATCTATTTGGTGGTTTTCTTGTGGTTTTTCTTGGTGCATTTGCCACAGATTTTGTTATCAGTAAAGGCGGTGAGCAGGTCGTTATCATCTCCGCATTGTTGGCAGGTGCTGTTCATTTGTTGTTCTCCTTTATCCATTGTGCAACGCCTCGCGCTACATCTTTTGTTCTTGTTAGGTTGTCCCCTTCGCTTTCATTCAGGTAGATGTCTTCAATGAAATCTTCTTCTCCATAAAGTCCTGCGCCGTAGGAATTTGCATAGATGTAACGATCACCTTTCAAAACAATGTAGGCGCACATTGTGAAGCCACCAGTTTGTGCTTCTTCTGCTTCTATTCCTAGTGCTTTCAGTTCTGAAACTAGTGCGGTGATGCCTTGATCTTCTGATGCACTCTTGCATCGTTCTTGGTAATAAGTGCCGAAGTCGTTCATTCTGAAACCTCCAAAGTAACTAGAACTTCACGAGTTGAAAACTCTTCATCGTTTCCTTCTGCATCTACTGGTTCTTCCATTTGTACTTCAATTGCGAAAACAATTTGATCTATTTGTTCAGGTGTGAGTTCTTGATCTGATTGAAATGAAATTGTGCCTTTGTATTGAAACATTTTTGTGTTTCCGATTGCACCATCTTTAATCATTGGTGAGCCGTATTTTCTATCCATTTTTCTACCCTTTCGCAGATTGTTCGGGATCTGCTAGGGCTAACGATAGCAGAAAAAGATAGGGGAGCCTCCCCCATACGGCAGACCAAAAGCAGAAGCTTTGGTAACGATTTGATAACGGAATTGCTGTAAGTTACCAGGATGCAGTCACCGGTAACTTGGGAGTTTCCTGAGTATTTGCGGAGCTGAAAGCGCAGGGGCAAAGGGTCGGCGGTTGGTTGGTTGCTGGTTGATCTGGTTGGGTTGCTGATTGGTTGGCATTGTTAATTGTTGGGACACTATGGGGTATAGCCTGCCCAATCGGTAGTCTGCCCCTGCAGTTTTTCTAGAAAGTTATCCACAGGTTATCCACAGGCAGGGCAGGGGGTGGGGGGCAGGGCAAACAGCCAGCAACCGACACCCCCCGTTGCTGAAAACCAGCGCGGTGGTATGTATACTCCCCAACAAAAAATATTTG